GCGCTTGTGGCATCCCCGCATACGCTTTCATCAATGGTTCCCTGAAACTTCTAGGAATTCATTGTGGTGGCACCCAGGAAACTGGGTATGCTGCCTCCATCGTCACGCGTGATCTGCCTAAAGAGAAAGGCGTTTATTTCGAACCCATCGAAACAGCCCATGGTATGGATACTGCCGATTTCACCAATCCCGGCTCTGTACCTGAAGGCAATGCTGTTGCATGTGCTACTCTCCCTGTCCCTGAGATAACATCAATGAAGACAGAGTACGCACGCACCGATTTTCCAAATCCCGGAGACGGTGCAATTTCAGAAAAGAGTGTTAAAATACTCTTTGATCGTGAGGCTCGTTTCCACCGCCCACAAGTTCTGGAATTCGAAACAACATTGCACGAATATGCTAAGGCTGTTACTGTCGATCTCTACACTCGCCATGTTGGAGAATTTCCTGAGGAGTTGCGTGTCCCCATGACACCGCAACAAGCCGTTGACTCACTCGCAAGAGATAAGTCTGTCGGCTTTCCCTGGAAAAAGAAACGCTCCGAACTCTGCCCACACTCTTCCGATAATAAGGAATGGGATCCTGAGTTCATCCGTGTCTTTGAAAAACTCCATGACGAATTGCGTTCTGGACGCTTCCGCCCTGCGGTTATTAAACCTAACCTCAAGGACGAATGGCTAAAGAACCAGAAAATCATCGACAAACAAACACGAACATTCGAAATATCCTCTATGGAATGGATGATCATTGGCAAAATGTATACAGGCAATTGGCTCGAATACATGACGCGCAACAACAAGCGTCTACCATCCTGCATTGGAATGGATCCATGGTCCGTCGACTTTCATCACATGATCAAGAAAATGGAAGACTTTTCCCATTTCTTCTTCGACGCTGACTACAAGGCTTTTGAAGCTTTGCTATCCCATCCAATGGCTGATGTCTATTTAGCCTGTATGGACGAATTCTACAACGATCAAGGCTCTATCAATCAGCATGTCCGACGTGCTTACGTCTATGCGATGTTTGCCCCCGCTGTCGTAGCTGGCCGCTCTGTTTGGCAACGATTTACATCAAATCCTTCTGGAATGGTTGGCACCTGCCACATCAATTCCGTTGCCAACACTTACATCTTGGCCGCTGCCTATAAAGATGCATTTAAAGATGCTCTTGTCGGTCATTTTGAACTCGACGTTTGCCACAAAAATTGTGGTGACGATCTTCTTGGTTCCATCAAAGAATCTGCCCTTTCGAGTTTCAATTTGAACACTATCATTGCTTTCGCTGCACGTTATCGTATCGAAATGACCAATGGTATGAAGACCAAGGACGCTATTCCTTTCATGCGTCGACAAGATTGCATTTTTCTACAATGTATTCCCCTTTACAGCGAAGACCTCGGCTCTTATGTCGCCTACATGCCTGATCAACGAATCAAGAATCAATTGGCTTATTGCCGTGATGTTACTGCCGAAGGACATCGAGCACTCGCTCTGTCCGTACTCCATCAAGTTGCAGTACACGGTTGTGGTGGCGCCAAAACGTCACCTGAGTTTCCGAAGGATGCTATGTCATATTTTGACTGGGTTGTCTACATGAAGAAAGTTATACCAAACCTTGATGCTCCAAGCTGGGCCCGTTGCCTAACTGATTTCTTTCGTTATCCTACCATCGAAAAGGAAATCGAGTTTGAAATCATTGATGATTTCGATGATTCTTATATCGCAGTTGGTCACTCTACCGACGAACGCGATTGCGACTGGGCTAAAGACTTCGGTATCACCGATCAAGCTATCAAGGAATACCAAGACACAATCCGCCAACGAATTTATCTCAAGTACATGCCTATGGGTATGACTGCTGAATATGTTCCGTGGTGGGCTGATTTCGTTAAAAGCGAAGAAGCCTGCTTTCGTTACATGGATCAGTA